GTGTCGAGAATGCCACAATAAAAGTTGCAGTGGTTAGTGTCGCAGCTTCCCATTGTTGCTGTCCACTGGCAAAACCTGCTTTGATTGCATCCAATTCTTTTTTGGCTGTTGCCATTCGTGTCATGATGTCAGGCAAGAGAGAACGCCCCCAAACTGATTAGTGTATTGGTTGATGGGATAATGATTTTTGCTTTCAATTGTCCCCCAGAATAGTAGATGTAGGCTGCCTGATTGGATAACCCATAAATTTGGATGAACCGAGGCACATCATCAAACACGATTGTTTTGATTTCGTCTGCTCCAACTGATGTATAGTCAACACGAAACGTCGCGATCTGTGCGGGGTTAGGCGGTTGATTCGCTGTCAACGCAAGCAATTCACGTTCGATGTCTGCAATCTGGTCGATCACGCTAGACATCTGCCACCATCCCTAGCGAAAGATCACAATGCCCTAGTCGATCAATTGCCATGTCGATCTGATTGATACGCAAAACAATGGGTGTGACTATAGGCAGCAACGGTTTCGCCCAGCCATTGACACTGACAGAGATCACATCGCCCAGCCACAGGTCACCACCCAGATCATGCGCATAAAGATTAAAGCGATCACCATCAACTTTAAGAGTAGGCATGTCAAATGGTTTGTCTGTATTGAATACATAACTAGTAGCTTTACTGTCTAGTTCTGTTTGTGTAGAAATGTCTGATTCGCTGGCAGCGTGTTGCCAATAACCAATATTAGTTATCGTGTCAGAGTTGCGAGCCTCACTAAATATTGCTGCACCCTCAGAACCTGACGTGCTTTCATAACCATTACCTGCGCCAGTAAGAAACATGTCAGAAACAAAACCATCCCACTGAGCAAAACCAATATCTCGCAGATCGTACTTATTGCCGATGTCAGGGTAGTTAAAAACTGAATCCGCTGAAATATCAAAACCGTATTTTGTGTACAAAGTAATTTTGCCCGATGGGTCAGCGTAAACATCAAACGTGCCTGTGCCAGTCTGATTATCTGCACGTTCTAAAAGAAAATCTTTCAACGTTTTAGGGGCATCTATCGTACCCGTCACAGACGGTAGCGTATCTGACGTGCCTGACGTTATAGGCCAGGGTGCGCCAGCAATTGTAGTGCGTTCAATCATGCGTGCAATCTGATACGCTGCGAGAGTATTGAAGTTTCCGCTGTAAGAATACGGCGGTAAAATGAAAGCGCCAGCACACAAACCTAGCCAACCAGTGAACATAAACTGCACCATCGTGTCAGCCGATGCCCCCAAACTAAAAGATGGCCTGGCAGACAGCCAACCACCCATAGATTCACCCGATGTAGATGCCCCAGTTTGAACCGTTTTGATAGATGACTTGATCGGGGTAAACATCCGTGTCACGTCAAACGATTTACTTTCACAGAAACTAGCCAACGCACGCAACGAAACGCTGAACTGAATCTGCCCTACCCCGTTACGCTGTATTGATTGTGTGAAACCGCTAGAGATAGGAAACAAGTCACCAATATAAACGCCGTCGTAAGAATATTCGAGCTTCCACATTTAGAAAGCCCCGAGAATATTCAGGTCAACATAACCAGGGCTGCCTACAGATGCAAGCAAAGCAAAAGTATTAGTACCATTGATTGCAGTCAAAGAACCAGAATAAGCGTTTGCTGGCGCAACGCCATTAACAAGAACATTGCCGAAAGTATCGACCGTTAGAACATCGCCAGCGCCTAGCGTCCCATCGTAGGTAAATGATGAGTCATTAGTTAGATTCACAATAGAAGGGTCTACAAGTTGGCCACTAGAAATAATTGATACTGGCACGGTTGCAATAGAAATAACATCGACCGCTATTGGGTCACCTGAACCACCTGCAGTAACCCATGTTTTACCGTTAGTGGTATTCCACGCTGCACCATTCGTTGTACTCCATGAACGCCCATTAGGTGTGCCAGATGTTTGACCCCCTGCATAAAGCCTGACAGTAAGACCACTATCGCCAATCGGGTAAAGATAAGGGTCACCAAAAATGAATGACACCTGAGCAGATGCACGCATTTCACCCTTATCAGTCTTAGCATTAAAAGGTACAGAAATCGTACCGTGTCGCATCTGATAAGACGACTGCACGCGATCATCCGTATAGACCTCGATAGTAAATAGCTCAGAAACCAGGTCATCATTGTGTGAATCAAAGAAACCTTGCGCTTGTCTGATCAACTCAAACAGGCCAAACTCTGTAGTCCAATCTTCACGAATCATAAACGGCGCAGTAAAAGGCCGACGCTGCAAGCGTGACGATGTTTGATAGCCACCATCGCGCCCCGAATATTCGTAGCCTGTAATGTCCAACGCTGTACCGCCAGGCAAAACAACATTCGGGTCTAAAGCAAAAGGCCCATAAGGGTATGCGCCCAGATCAAAAGTTTCTAGGTCACTTTCACGAATAAATACAAGTCGCATTGTTCCCTTTTAACTGTTAAGCCCGACAAAGAAACCAGAAAAATAACAAGCACCAACCGAGCTACCAAGCAAAGACCTATTAGCCCCTGCATTGTGTAATGCCCTTACTTCTATCGTATCGCCAGCTGTCAAAAGAATTGTTGCACTAACACTTGCAGAGGTGTCGTCATTGACTGTGTTGGGATAACGATAATCAATAGCCACCGTTGTTGCAGCGTTCTTCAATAGATAACACCACACGCTTGTACCAGCTGCATCAATATTTATTTGTGCCTCGAAATGATATATACCTGTCAATGGTGCTGTAAACCAATAGTTTGTTGCATTGTCATAGTTGCTGCCAGTGTCGAAATCTTCTGTAGCGAACTGAACTTTAGTTCCTGAACCAGTAGCCAAAGTTTGGTCTGTAGTCCGTCTAGCCATGAAAGCAGTCTGTGGTTTCTTTGATGCGAGTACATACCATGCAGCACCGTCATAGCACTTGTATTGATCGGTGTCTTTTTGGTAGACACGCATCCCTTCAACTGCAGTAATAAACGCTAGTTCTGTTGCATTAGCTACAGTTTGCGTATGTAGTAAAGAACGGTTCAAAAAGTAATTACCTGTAGTCACAGAACCAGCACCATAAGCAATAGTTACATAACCCAAAACTGCATAGAACTTTAGCGAACCAGTCGGAATAGCAGCACGAATAGCAGCCTCATTAGGTGGCACTTGTGTGCCTGTAGTCGCAGCCGTACCAGCAACAACCTGATAATCAACAACATCAATACCATCATTAACAACCGATGTAGTGAAAGGGTCTTTATATACCACAAGCGCATCTGTCCGAGATTGTCCAGGTGTACCAGGCGCGCCACCAATAACAAAAGGAATAGAAGAACCTGCAGTACCAGAAAGCAGCTCTGATTGACCGCTAGGATTTTTTGTTACAACAACATCTTGAGTACCCGAAACGCCACCAATCTGCAAAGTCCAAGATGCAGCCGAGGCTGCAGCGAAACCAGATACAACGCCACCGCTAAGCGCAGACAATTCACCTGCATCGACATAACTACTAACGCCAACATTTCCTTTAGGTGACCTAGCTCTTATATTACTGTTTACCATTTCATTCCCCTTATTTAGAAATCAACTTGAACTTGAACACGCACTGGCAATTCGCGTGCGCATCTGGAATTGTGCCATCTGTATAACCTGCATCTAAAAACAATGTTACTTCGCCAGTGTCGATAAGACCGCCAGGCACAAAAGAATCTCTAATGCCAGCCTCCGTACCATTCATTCGCCGACAAAAAGGACAAGGCACATCACTAGTAGTCTCCCACGTTTTAACAATATAAGATTGAGGCTTATTCTGTTTCAGCCAACTCTCAATATTGCTAGCCGAATCAAGCTCACCATTCTGGTATGCGTTCTTAGTTTCTTGTTGCGCAATCAACTGTGCGCGGGACTGTCCGTATTTCGCATAAAAATCAGTAAACACTTTCTTTGCAGGGTCATCATCTTGCAACCCATTGATTTTATCTGAAACGAAATCGACATAGTTAGTGATAATTTTAGATGCGCGTTTCTCTAGACGTAACTTAGAAGGCTCAGAGATAGCACCGAAATCAACAAGCGTACGATCTGCACCAACACCGTCACCCAAAGTGTTACTTGTATTGTTAGCGCCCTGCGACATGACTGCAGTTAGCTCGTCAATAAGTTCTTTGTCGTATTGGCTTTGCGTTATCGCGTTAACTTTCAGGTCGTCAAACAGTTCTTTAGCTATCTCTTTTAGGATATTAAGAATTTTTTTTTGAGCCGATTGTTCTGTTTCCGATATGCGTTTCGGTAACGCATTGCGATGCTCAGGACAAGTACAACCCTGATCGAACAGATTCAATGATGGTGCTTGAGGTGCAAGCTCAGGCGCTACTGCAGGTTCTATGACTGCAATCTTTTGCCACTCTTCGCCTAACTCTAAAACTATTGCTGCCTGTTGAGGTGTCGCGCCTGATTGAACCAAACCAACAAACGCCCTTACCTGTTCTGTTTTTGTGCGTGCTTTAATTTCTTGTTCTTCCGCAATCTCAATATCGGTATTGTCCCAAACAAAAGTAAAAGGTAGAACAGGCGTTTCTGTTAGGCGTGCAAGTTCATTTTCGAAAGAACTAAACAGGCGCACCAATATTGCTTGCACTCTGTCCAAAAACTTTGAGTCTGCAAGGTTCTGGTTTTGAAATGTTGTAGTAGTCGCGTCACCATAGATGATAGGACTGACACCATAATTCGAAGTGATATTGGTGCTAGTAAAATCAACGATCTCTTTGATAGCCAAGTTATTGTTTGTCATTCCAACAGGTGTGATTTCAATGCGTGGTTCACCCATGCCTTGCAACATCCCATTGTCTATGACAGATTGGTAAACTACACCGCCAGCTTTTGAAGCGCCCCGATTGTTTTTTTCGTATGCCTGTTGGATGGTAGAATATTCTTCATGTGAACGTGCATGAATGGTAACAATGATTGATGGCGTTGCACCGTTATCGAAAGTTGCTCGCACCTGTTGATTCAAACGATCTTGTATCGCTGCCTCTTGTGCAGATGCAGAACCAGGTGACACGCCTGTTACTCCATCGTCAGGCAGCAACGAGTACTTCAAAGTCATAACGCTGTCACGGTAGAATTTACGCTGACCACCATAAGTAGACCCAAAGTCAACAGTCCATTCTTCTAGACCTTGCGAGTTAAGTTCTTTGCAGTCATTCGGTACGACAATAAAGCCTGCAATATTATCGAAAGTGAAACCCGATTCAGGTCGTCCATATTCGACCTCGCCATTTTTTGCTGCATGGCATACGAGTAAACTAAATTCTGATAGCGAAAGAAAACCAGCAACTAAAAGATCAATAAACTGCAGGTAACCCATGCGGTCATTCGGGCGCGCCATGGCGTTCCAAAAAAAGTATTGATCAGTAACATCTGTCTCAGGATTTTCTGCTTGACCTAAGCGCAGGTTGCGTTTCAGTATCTCGTCAGAGATTGCAGAGATCGGCGCGAAACCATTATCGTACGATGAACGCGACATTAAACCTGGCAGAGTATATTGCTGCGCCATGTTTGCTATAGGGACTGACGCGACATCTGCACCGTTTGCGAATACTCTTTTTTTACCGAATGGGTTTCTCATTTATATTCTTTCAAGATCGCAGCCATCGCAGTCTCTAGTATATACTTGCGGTGAGTCCAATACCAGACATACCTTAGTGCATCTAAGCAGTGATCTTGCCCGTCAGGTACTTTAGAAACGAAAGTGCCATCGCGTGACTCTGCATAATGGTAGTCGAGATATTCCGCTTGTAAGATTTCACCTACTGCCAGAAACTTATAGTCAGCCATCATTTCGAGTTGGCCTAACAGTCCTACTTTTTGGCCTGCTATGTTTTCTTGTTTCACGCAAGGTATTACTTGGATGCCTGCCATCTGCATCTCTCGGATTATTTCAGGGCGCGCATTATCTGCGATAACTAACTTGTCGGGTGGCACTACCTTTTGGACTTCGCGGATTATGTCTTTAGATGTCAGCTCGTATTGTACCCATTCTTCTACTGCACCTAAAGCGTCATCTGTTTTGTGCAGTGATACCAATGCGCATGGGTCAGGTTTGAATCCAAAGTCAAGGCCATAGGCTAGTAGCTCTGATTGCTCGGGTAGTTGGTCTAGGAATGTCCAGCCTTTTAGTATATTACCTTCCAGTTCACCGATTTGCCCTAGTCCATACACTTTCCACCAATTGCTATTGCGGTCGCGTGACTCGATGTCAGCACGAATAGCAGGCGGTAACTCTTCATTGTCCAGATAAGTTAGTATCTCAAAGCTCGCATCCTCACGCTTCACAATCTCATCATGCGCCCAGAACTTAGCCGATGGGTTGTAGTCCAAAAAGATGATTCCACTAGTACGCAACGCCAACGCCTCAAAGACGCTGTACTTGATTCTGTTAGCTTCATTAACAAACAGATGATGGCGTGCAGGGCCACGCGCTTTAAGTGGCTCATCTAGCCCTACAAACTCGATCTTAGAACCTGTTGCTCTACATGTCCAGGTGCTAGTTGTTTTGTTTTCGTCGAAATACTGCCAATGGCCTGTGGCTTCTAGGATAATTTCAAAGTCACGCATCGCCCCTAAGCGCAATGATGGGTAAGTATTCGACGTGACTGTTAAAAGGATGTTGTTGGTTTGTTCTGCTAACGCTATGAAGTACTGCAGTATCGCAAAGGTTTTGCCTGCTCGCATACCGCCTTGCACTACACGGTAACGCCCCGACATCGCAAGGATTTTATTGTACGCTGTGGTCAGTCTCACTAGGCGATTCTATCTCTTTTGGTTCTTGGATTACTTCGCCTTCTATTATGTCATCTTCTCGCACTGGCGCTAGTGGCTGTGGGATTGTCGAGTGTAGCACCCTGGCATCTAGTTCTGTTCTGTCCTTCCAGTTTTCAGGGTCACGGTTTTTGAGTGTGAAGATTACGGCTGTTGGATTCGGCGGTATGATTCTTGTACGTTCGATGGTTTTTTCGTAAGGCCCATCTTTACCGATGCCACTTTCTATGGTGACTTCTGTTACTTCACGATCTTTGATTAAAGTCATTAGGCTTTCTTCTGCTTTGATTAGCATGTCGGCGTGTAGTTTTTCTTTGGCTGTGGTTAATACGTCGGATAATTCGGAATATTGCTTTTGGTATTCATTGAGCGTATCACGGCTTATGTCTAGGTGTTTAGCTATGGCATCTAGTTTCATGCCTCTTTGTCTTAGTACTTTGATTTCTTCCAGGTGTGGTTGCACGTGTGTAGTGTATTTTTCTGGTCGTCCTACGGGTGCTGCGCTTGTCATGATTCTATTGTACCTTAGGGCTGAAATATTGCTGATTGTCTTTTTGGTTTTTGGGGGTTTATGATTGATGGTATGTCTCGGTGTTGTACTAGGGATGGGTTCGAATATCTGCATGTCCGATTTTGTGATATTAGCCATCGTTTGATTTTCATGTCGTCGCCTTCGATTTCGTTTCGGGTGTCGCAGTATTGGATCATGTCGGGTATTAGTTTGGTTGGTATTGCTAGTGCTACTGCATGGAATAGGGGGGCATCGAAATAATCGGGTTTTATCCAGTGTTGTTTATCGGGGTCGTCTCCAAAATAGAATGAGCAGATTTGTCCGTTATGTTCTTTTAGGAATGATTCGGCTTTCGTGGTGAAGTCGTCACACAAAATAGCGTCGTCTTGAATGACTAGACCGTAATTGCTTTGAGGGCTTACTAGCTGCCACGCTTGACTTGCTATTGTCCAAGCCCCTTGAGTTTGCGTATCTATAACAGTTGAGCAGATGCCTGTGGCTTCACTTATCTGGTCTGATAGCTGGTCTGAGTAGGTTTGCCGTGAGTGGTGACCCATGATTATATAATCAATTTTCATTGTCGTATTCTTCCACTTTGGTGAGCCATATGAAATAGCCTGCTTGTTTTTCGGTTAGGACAATATTTTTTGGCATTGTTTCTACTCCGTATGTGAGGCAGATGTAGCGATGCCATAGGTCGGGGTATGCTTTGGCTGCTTGTTCTAGTGGCGTTAGTTCTGTGATCATTTTCTACTGACTTTCCCCCAGATTTCTATGGCTGCTAAACCTAATAGAATCCAAAGGGCTGTTTTGCTTACGGTGTATGCGCCAATGAGTTTGTCTCCTAGCAGGTAGAAGGTTGCTATTGCTAAAAAGAACATTAGTATTCACCTTCTGTTAGTTTTATGATGTAGTCGATGTGTTGCATGGCTTCTACTTTGGTGAATGTTTTGCGTGATCTTCCAGGGTAGTTAAGCTCGCGTGCTTTTAGCTCTACCTCTTTTAGATCGTCGGGTAGTTTATCGGTTATGACTACGAGCTTTTTTAGCTGTGGCCCTGTAATCATTTCTTCTATTAGTTGAGGTTCTTCTACTTCAATTGTTTCTTCTATGTAAGGTTCAGGCGTTTCTATTGGTTCGCCTTCTATGGTTGCGCCCTCTACTTCAAAGGTAATTTTATTGTCTGCATATTCGTCGGCTACTTTTTGATCTTCTTCTAGCGCTCTTTGCATTTCGGTGTTGAGTGGCGCAAACTTGGAAAGCAAAAGTTTTAGTACAGTCTTTTTTGCCATGCCATCAAAGTTATCCTTCCAAGGGCCAAAGTTGGCTTTGTAGGATTGAGAATATTTCTTTGCATGTTTCTCTACTTTTTCTTTTGGCATGAAAGATACTTTGCGGAATCCGTTGGTGAGTTGAAAGTATGCCATGTAGCCAATTATTTCGCCTTGCTGGCCTGCATTAAAATCAAAGATTGGTTCGCCTGAGAAGTCGTCGTAGCCTGCAAGTTGACCGTCGTACACTTCATTAGCGCCGATGCGTTGGAACTCGCCTGAACGTATTGACAGTTGTATAAATCCGCGATAGCCAATCTGGAATTGTGCTTGCATTACGCCTTTGTTTTTGTAGGGCAGAATGTATGCTTGTCCTAGGTTTGGGTTTACTGATAGGTCTAAGGTTGCTGCAGTAAGGCACGCTGCATAGACGCTTCGCGGTTCACATTCCATGATGGCTGTATTGGAATTAGCGAATGAAAGTATTGACGTTAGGAATTGTCTACCGCCTGTGCCTAATGCTCTTTCGGCTGATTCTTGTATTGAGTCTAGTTTGATGTATTCGACAATGTTTTTTGGCTGTGGTTTTTGTGTTGGTTCTATAGCTGTCATTATGACCATTCTCCTAGTAGTGTTACTTTTTCTAGTATGTCTGTTTCACCTATGTTGAAGGTGATTCGTTCTAGGTCGTTTTCGCCTGGACGTTCACGAAATGAGTTGAACTCTCTGATTGCATGGTCGAGTTTTTTGTTTCCTGATTCTATGAACTCGGGTGCTGTGCCTAATACTTGCACGCGGAATGGCGCAACGGTTTCTGCGATAATGAAATAGTATTTAGATTCGTCACCGAATAGAGAATATACTGCAGCTTGTAGGTCGTAATCTTGGTTCATTGCGAAGTATTTACCTGCGAATGAATCGAATTGTGCGGTTGTTTTTAGGTCAAAGATTATCTTGCGGTCTTTGGATATTCCATCTGCGCATCCGTGAAACTTTATCCCCCGAATGTCGGCTTCTAGTTTTTGTTCTAGGGCGCATGAATCTATTAGCTGTGCTGCGAGTGGATGGTTTTGGATTGCTTTGCAGGTTGAGTTAATTGCAGTTTCTTCGTCTGGTTTGATGATTGCGGTTGTTTGGTTTGCTTTCCATGCTTTAGCGTCTTTGGTTCTAAAGTCGCTGTAGGGTGAAACTACCCATTCAAAATATCCGCCTAGCGTTAACGTGTGGATTATGTTTCCTATGTCGGCTGCTTGTCCGTATGTTTCTGTGATTAGTCCTAGTTTTGTTGCTAGTGCGTAGTCAATTCCTTTGCGGTATATTTTTTTGGCTGTTGAATATGATAGGTGGTCTATGTCCATGGTTTGTTGTTTCCTTTCGTGTATCTTTAGTGTACTCTGTTTGCGTACGGTCGTCAAGCTATGTGCCATACTTTCGCTTTACAACCACTGTCTGTAACTCTGTATTCGCCACGCCATACCAGCTCGCCCATATTGGATAAATCAGATCGACGTTTAGACGCTGCTTGTGGTCGCATGCCACGCGCTTGTGCGATTACTTCTAGTTCTTCATTGATCAAACCGTTAGGTGCTACATCTCTAAAGATTTCGCGCACCTTTTTTTTGTTTGTTTCGAAAGATTTAACTGCGACCGCTGCAGCCATGAAAGATGTTGCAGGGTCATTTGCTTTAGCGTGAGAAATTATCTGGTAATTCTCATCAAACATTTCTAGTTCTTTAGTTTCCATTTACTTACTCCTTGAGAGTATTGAAGATATTCCCGTTTTGCCGATGCCTATGATTTCTGTTATCTCGCGGTAGCGTATGCCTGCTTGTGAGGCTTCACGGATTGCGTTGGCTAAATCTTGTCTAGCTTTCGCTTTCGACGTGTTGGCTGATTCGCACCTTTTGTGGGCATCTCTGATTTTTTTTAGCATTGCTTTATGGTCTTTATTGTCTTGCATTGTTTAATCCTTTTTGGTACATAACGCACCGATTGCGCCACCTAAAATTATTGGCATCATGCAAACAACTGCAGTGGTTATTGTTTCGATGTGATTAAAGAACCAGTCCATCATTTCACCGCAAATACTATGAAGGTGAATCCCCAAAACAGTATGGCAATCCCTAGCCCTTGTGTGTAATCCTTAAGCATCGGCTTTGCTTTCATAGCGGAAAGCATCGGCTCTTTTGTACCATTTCTTCCTTAACTCCGTATCTACTCCTAGGTGTTCTGATATTTCTAAGGTAAGCGCAAATATTTCGTCGAGCTTTAGATGCGTAGCAATGTCGTTTCTTAGTTCTGCTTCTGTTTTCATGGTTTCCTTTCGTGTGTAAATCCATCGTACTCTATGCGCGTACACCTTGCAAGTATTACCTTAGAAAGTTCACGCTCTGTGAACATCCGCGATATTGTCGCACCCATGCGATAAGATAACCCTAAGGTCTTTGGCCTTACCAAGATGAGTGTAGCAACGCGAATATCGCGTCACCTCAGAATCACAGAACTGACCACGCTGGCGATTCTATTACTCCTAATAGGGGCAGTAACATCTGTTGCTTTTGATTCGCCTGCCAAAAAAACGATCAGCCCATCGGTTAAGTCTTACGATTCTTTAACGGTAGAAGTGAAGTACAAAAGACTGCAAGCGCCCACTACTTCTACAACAACAACTACAACCACCGTGAAACGTCGCACAGTGGCATCTGCGCCTCTTGCAGCGCCACAGGGTGAATGGATAGCACAATGCAAAATATGGATGCAGGGCGTGATTGCAGACGACCAACAAGATATTGCGATCAAGCTAATAGAACGCGAATCGCACTGTAATCCGTCAGCCCGTAACCCAAACAGTTCTGCAGGTGGCATACCTCAAGCATTGCCCTGGACAAAGATGGGTTGCACGTTAGATGCGCAAGGCGCGCAATGCCAGCTCATTTGGATGCAAGGCTATGTAGTTGCACGTTATGGCAGTTGGTCTAATGCCCTAAAACATTCTTACAACAAGGGTTGGTATTAGGTGCTATAATATTTCTAGGCTTGTTTCTGCCAAGACTCCGCTCGGGCAGATGTTGAGCCACTAAGACCGCCGTTGTATTCACATTATATGGCGGTCTTTTTTATTGCCATCTGATAATCGCCATCTTTGCGTAGCACTTCAATATTCAAGCCGACAAGAAATTCGTCTACTGCTTGACGTACACCAAAGGCTGCATTGTCGTAATCGTCAAAGATCATCAAGCCCCCTGCTTTTAGCAAAGGCCATGCAAGTGCAATATCTTGTTTGACGGCCTCGTAAGTGTGGTGTCCGTCGATGTATATGAAGTCGAATTTACTGCGCTTAGAGAAAGTTGCGAGACAGTCATGGCTTTTGCCTTTTAACTTAGTGACACGTTTCCCGTACTCTGCGACGTTACGATCAAAGCGTTGTTCATATTCGCCAGTAATATCATCAAAGGCAGGCCCAAAAACATCAATGCAGGTAATCTTTGCATCGGGGCAATAGTCAAGCAACCAGATTGCAGACATACCTTCAAAGCTGCCTATCTCTAAAGCGCGCTTGATGTCTTTAGGAATCCATCTTTGCCACATATCCAAGTAATTGCAGTGCCACCATTGAGTAAATTCTTTACCTTCTAAACATGGAATCATTTATGCAGCCACCATTCTTGTCTGTTAGAAGTAGGTTTCGTGCTTCTAAATTCATTATTAACTAAACCTTCACCGTAAACAATTCGATCTGAGAAATGTTCATAGGCTACAGCGTTAAAAACTAGCATGTCTGTCAACGCCATATTGTGAGGGTTGTAACCCCAAATGTAGAACATCTGAGTTATGTAATCTATTAGGTCTTTGCGTGAACCGCCTAGCAATCCACAGTTCAAAAGTTTTCGACTTGAGTTACTTTTTAGCCATTGCTTGTAGTAGCCGATGGGTGTGTTTAGCTGCATCCAATTACAGCCTAAAAGGTTTTTTGTTTCGCAGCCGACATAGATTTTACCTTGTTGCATTTTAGGGAATGGGTTGTTATACATTGTGACATCGCCACTATCGACAATCCAGGCGTTATCTATTTCGTCATGCTCGATCAGGTAATGTAGCGCTTTTAGAAAACGATTCTTGTAAGGGTCATCTGAACAGCCTGTAAGAACGTATTCGGTTAGCCCATCCATTCGCTGTTCGATGTTGTTTAGAACCACTAGGCGCACGCCCTGTTTGTTTACAGAGCTTTTAAGATTGTATGCGTAGCTCAGACCTATGTCGCGCGTGTATTGCGGGTTTGGTGTCGAGCTGTTACGTTCACCCCATTTAATCTGAAAGTCAGGTTTGCCTGTATATAGCCCACAGATCACAATATTGTTTTGGTTTACAGATTGAACTGCAGGTATCTCGTCACGGTATTCGATGTATTCGCTGCTATTACCTTTTGCATGCAAGATTTTTTGGTTATCAAAATCAACTTTGGTGCGCATGTGGTCATCTATCGTGGTCACAAAATCTGGTTCACTGTTAGCGTTTTCATCTATCGAATAGAACAATTCGCCACTGCCTACAACATCTTGATTCTTCCAGGTACTTAGCCCTGCATTGTGTATTCGCCAAGACCAATCAACATGCTCTACCATACCCTGACCATAAACAGGGTCGAAACCGCCGACACGTGGCAGAACTTTCTTTGCATCAATATATAGCATCTGCCCTCTAGGGTGAGAAAAGTTGATCAGGTCACCATCGTCGTAGAGTGTTTTGCCCACAGAGTAATAATGTTGGTTACCGTAAGGGCCTGGTTTAATATCTGACCAGCAATAAGACAGGTGCGCCTCGGGCGATTCGATGTAGGGTTTGTGCCAATCTTTTTTTATAGGCCAAATGTCGTCATCAAAAAGAAATATGTGATCTGCCTGCCAACTGTCAGCCAACTCTAAGCATTTGTTTTTGGCTTTAGGAATACCTAGATTTAACTTGAGGTCATCAACAACAAAGATTTTTGCGCCGTCAGGTAAGAATTTCTTGTGGCATCGCAAAGCTCTTTGTAAATAATGATCTCTACCTTTAGTTGTAATGCAGATGGCTACTCGCATCTGGATATGTTATCAGTTAAAGAACGGGAAAAAGCTGCCATTAGATGAAGGGGCAGAAACAAACTTGTAAATGACTGTTTCGGTGTCTACTGTTTGGGCGGTCGTCCAAACATAGGTAGTTGAATTAGAACCTATAGCGGATAATGGTTTTACTAGCGTACGTGCGGTTGTAAGTTCCGTTACTGGTCTAATCCATTCAAAGTTGTTAGTCGCTGAAACTGATGCATTCATAGTTCCAACGCCCTGCCAGAATGATAGCGCAAAAGCAGGCGTTGCAGTATTAGTTGCGCCAGCACCAGATGAAAGCGTTGTTACTGTTATGCCCGTGTTTGAATCTGTTGCATCTAAGCTAGGTGTGCCTGTGCCTCTAATGCAATATGCTTGCAGTGAAGTGATTGCTGGCGCAAGTGTTGTTGTAAACGTCAATGATGTTTCTGAACCTGTAGCTATTTTAGAATAGACACGCATGGCGGTTGTAGCAGATGTACCTTTGTCTAAAACAAACCCTGCAGGTGGCGTTATAGTTCCTGTGCCGTTTGTTGAGTTACCAAAGCCAACAACTAAAAGATCGCCAGCAACAGGCGTGAATGGTAGGGGCAAGACTGTTGACGCGCCCGAGCCTTGTATATTGGCCTGCCATGCTATGTAAGGTTCTGTTGGTGCAGCGGTAAGGTTTATGTTTCGGTTGTTAGAAATAGATACAGAGTTTGTAGCAAAAACTTTTCTTGGTACTATCGATGCAACATCTTGGAAAGTCCAACGATCTAACGATAACGGTAGGCCATAGAATTGCGGGAAACATTGTGTACCTGAAGAAGACGATCTTAGAAGAATGCGTCCGTCACCTGCTTGTGCAGAATCGCCTACGATGCTCACTGTTGCGGCGTTAGAAGATGATTCGGTGAAAGTGTTTGCCCCGAAAGTTTTCGAAGTAAAATCTACATCTAACTGGATTCCAGTACCGTTATCCAGAATATTGTTTCGTGCCTGGAAACGGTACATGTTACCATTTAAAACTGGCCCTGAGCTTGCATCTAAAGTGCCTAAAGTTATTGGTGCGGTTGAATTAAAGATCGAACCAACAGCTGCGGTACGGTCTGTACCGAGTTGCGTCCATGTAGGCACTGACGGGTCATTAGTTGCGTTAGATGAAGTAAAGAACTGGATTCTTCCATCCGATGCCCTCCACGTAGCACGTAACCAGCTATCGGTTGCACCATCAGCAAAAGGCACTGCAGCGGTAGAAGTACCTGTAGTGAACGCTGTACCTGAACTTGAGACACCTAATTGTGGTTGTTTTGTTGAAGCGTTGAAGTTGAACTGCCATGCGGTACTAATAACAGATGATGAGCGTTTACCTGCAATGTTCATGTTTGATTGATTCCAAGCATCCGCCGAAAGTTTCACTCTTAGATCAAAATCGCCCGCCCATGAAGTAGCAGGGCTATCAGGAATAGAAACATAATTTATAGGCTGCGACGTAAACCGTTGGTAGCCCCAGTTTGCGCCCGCGCCTGTAATGTTTCTTATGTTTGTTTGCGTGGTTGCATTAAGTGATATTGGCCTGCCTGGTGCTAACGCTATCGTGTTGAAAGTTGGTGAACCAGTTATAGGTAATATTGCAGTCGACCCTGCAACCGTATATGTGAGGTTGTTGTATGCGACGCCTGTTCCTGCAGCGAAAGTTCTTGCAGCTGTACCTACAGTCGAAATGACAATGTTAGAAGTGCCAGCGTTTAATGTGACGTTAGTGCCTGCCCATGACCAACAAGTGTTAGAGCCGACTGTTAAGTTGACAATGCTTGAACCTAGATTTAGCACCCTAGTTATTGCGCCAGATGTATTAAATGATGAAGTGGTGACAGTATAGTTACCAAAGTCAAGTGTACCTGCGAGAAGGTTCAATGTACCGCCGGTTGTATATGCTGAGGTGAGGGTGTAAGTACCTGTAGGCGCTGTGACTGTAGTGGTAAGGTTTGTGCCTGTAAAGTTTTTTCCTGCACTATCAAAGGTGTGTGAACCGCGCCCTCTAAATGTTATGTCTACAGTGTTTCCGAATGAGTTTGTCATGCCAGTAGTTAAAGTTAAAGACCCGTAGAATGTTTGGTTTGTTGTTGTAGGCCAAGTCAGAGTGCCTGTATAGTTCGCGAAGTTTACGTTCTTTCCGCATCTTGGCATATCAATAGATACGGCGTTTGAACTTGTCGCAAATGTTACGTCATCTTGAGGCAATGGCACACGTGAAGTCCAACGTGCAGCGGTAGACCAGTTACCAGCAACACCGTCATAATTTTGTGTAGCAGGTGTAGTTAATGTCATGCCTGAGTTACCACCACAATCGCCAGATAGACCAGTACAAGCAGAAATATTCCAGTTTCCAGCACCAGCGCCAGCAATATCCATCAAGTCAATATTCGATACCGAAACGGTCGCAGCGGTAATAGTACGAGATGTGCCCGCTGCATCTGTAGAAACTAGCATTCGGTTTACAGTCGAGTTACCATTACAAGTGAAAGTGCCAGTACAAGTTAAGTTTCCGCCACTTATTACTAGGCCGTCGGATTTTACGGCTGTGCCTGTCCTTGTAACATTCAAGAAAGTGCTGTTACCGCCAGCAAAAGTAGGCGAGCTTGAGCCTGTCAGAATGATTGAAGAACCGTTACTGTTAACGCCACCTAAGTTGATAGTAGGCGCGTTAGGTGAAGTAAACACCGCTGTGTTCGCTGTGACAGTTAGGCCAGTCGCAACATACTGCAAGGCTGTACCGTTACGATTCAAAGTTATCGCAGACGAACCTAAAGTTAAAGTACGGGTAGTTGAACCAGATGCGGAAAGTATCCCGATGGTCATGGCTAAGTTACTAGTGTTGAAAGTACCAGCCGAAAGCGCTAGCGTTTCTGAACCCGTCACGTTCTGCATTGTGAGAGCGTCACCCAAAATGTAGCTAGACCCTAATCCGTTGATGGTAAGGTTAGGTATCTGTTTGCCAGCAGTAGTAATTGTCTGTTGAGTAGCGCTAGTTGAAACGCAACTTATTGTGCCTATGCCAGTCAAAGTTAAAGTTGATGAGGCCGAAAGTTTTAAAGCGACGTTTCCAGCGCCAGCGGTCGCATCACCTATAGCCATGACGGCTGTAGTAGAAGCGAAAGTTAAAGTGCCAGTAAACGTACCGCCAGCAACCTGGTCGTAAGACCTCATGGAAACTGTTGTTGCTGTGGGAAAGTTATGATTGCCAGATGCGTTAGTAGCTTGCACGTCGTCGGCTGCAGTGCAACCAACGCCACCGACGAAAGTAGCGCCGACGTTAAGAGCGCCACCACCCGCTGCTACAACTCTAAGCGCCATTAGATGTACTCAATTCTTGCATTACTTTATCGAAAACACTTAACGGCCGTTCTTCTGGTTCAAGGTCTACAGTTTTGCCTGTTTGGTGATTGATACCATCGGCTGAGATTGGAAGCATTGAAGAGCGTGGCGCGAAACGTAGTTCTTCACGGCGTTTCGGTTTCGCTTTAAACGCCTCTTCTAAAGTAAAAGTTTTGCCGTCATAAGATTCACTGTATTCAGTTTCTTTTGGCATTTGCGTTAATTCATTAGCAATTAGCGCGTCTGTCAGTTTTGGGTTTTTGATCTGCTTGAATCCGTCCCTAGTACCAAAAGAGCTAAAAAAGATTTCGTCGCAATCTCTACAAAACCAGATCACATTCACTTCATTAGAATGGATAAGGTTTTCTAGCCCACACCTAGTACAGGTTTGCTTATAGACGCAATCCATGCTACTCCTCTAAAGCAGGTGAGCTTGTTGGCGCATCTCTAGCAATAATATAGGCGTCATATCGTGCTTGGAATTTTGTTTCGCGTTCTGCTTTGGAATCGGCTCGTAGTTCTGCCATAGTTTCGTATGTGATCGCGTCACGATAGACGATATTGCCACCCGCGTCTTTGACTTCAAAAACTACTTGCGGTGTTTCTTCAAAATCTAGCATCTTATGTTTCCTGGCTTAATGCGATTAGATTATATTTTAACAATGATGTTACCCATTCGAATCCTAATGTCATCATTTTGTTTGCAACTGTTGTTGTTGGCAGCGCAAGACCACCACGTGCAATGTAGTTTGTACCAAAAGTCAACGTGCGTGGCATGCCATTGTCTACGATTCTGATCTGTATTTTTTCAAAGTTTGTAGGTGTTGAAGTTGAATGATTGGCGATAGTTAAGTTTGCAGCTAATGCAGTAAGAGAAAATGCATCAAAAGTATCTTTTTCTGGCGTGAGAGTTGAGGCAGATGCAGCAACAGATACGCGTGGTTGGATTCTTTTGTTTGTGAGTGTTGACGCTGCAGCGTTTTTTGTGGCGTCACTTGTATTGTCTACATTGCCGAGTCCAACATCTGCTTTTACTATTCCAGTTGGTGCTGTGATTGATGCGCCTGTAGGAATAGTCACCGTGCCTGTAAATGTTGGTGAAGCTATATTCGCTTTGAGGTTCAATGCGGTTTGGGTAGCAGTAGAGACAGGCTTGTTTGCATCTGACGTATTGTCTACATTGCCGAGTCCAACATCTGCTTTTACTATTCCAGTTGGTGCTGTGATTGATGCGCCTGTAGGAATAGTCACCGTGCCTGTAAATGTTGGTGAAGCTATATTCGCTTTGAGGTTCAATGCGGTTTGGGTAGCAGTAGAGACAGGCTTGTTTGCATCTGACGTATTGTCTACATTGCCGAGTCCAACATCTGACTTTGTTAATGTCACGTTAGCTGTTAAAGCTTGTCCGTTTACTGTGCGACTTGTTGGAACTTTTTCGGTATCAAGTTCATTTAATGCGCCTTGCACGTCTGTAGCAGAGATAGTACCTGCAGGCGTGTTAGTTGTTTGTGCAGCGGTATAGTCACCCGATGTTGGTGAGATCGCGCCAGTGCGACCATTGAAAGAAAGCACTGCATCGGTAGGTGTTTTTAGTTCTAGCCAATCTGCCAAAACTGTTGGCGAGTTAGTTGACAAAATAAAAGTTTTGTTTATATCTGAACGTATAGCAATGTCACCTTGTTGCGCTACTAACGCAAGCATCGCTGCTTGAGATGCAACAGCGAAAGCCTCTGTTATCGCTAGCGGTGGCAGTTCTGCAGAATTTATTTTACCTGAGCCATCTAATTCGGCTAAACCGTTAGGCACACCTTTTTGTGCTGCAATGCGTACATCCGCTGCAGATGAGAAGTCAGAAATAGTTGACGCTGTTTGTGTGCCAGTGTGGTTGGCGCGTGCGCGGTCTGCAGCGTGAAAGTGCAGAGATGTATCGCCTCCATCGGTAAGATCGGTTTTTTGTGTAGCAGAAATGAACTTGTTTGTTGTACCCTCTGTTATGTCATCTGCATCGTCAGTAGTTTTATTAAACAGGTTTGCAATAGAAGGAATTGAAGGCTTGTTAAGTATCTCTGAATCGCCACTAGCAGAGTTCCAATCGGCGTTAACATTTACTTCCGCGCCTGCTTGAATGCCTGCAAGTTTTGTTTTCTCTGTGGCAGAATATTTCTTGTAGGTTGTACCGTCAGTTATGTCATCCATGTCGTCAACGGATTTATTGAAATATGGTGTCAGGTTTTGATCGCCAGTATTCGCGCCTGACGTATTCGCAAGCCGTGCAATTGCGGTATCGTCAGTGAACCTGTTGGCTGCAGTGTCGGCAATGTCATCTGTATCTAAAACTACTGCACCTGTCTGCCCATTAACTGAATCAACTGCACTATCGCCACCCGTTACGTTAATTGTTACATCGCCTGTACCAACAAGTCGATCTGTAAGATCACCATCAAGCGTGACATTAGTGCCTGCAATAAGATCGCCTTTTACAAAGGCAGGTTCAGCACCAACATCGGCTGCATCAAGAACTACTGCACCTGTCTGCCCATTGACAGAGTTGGCTACGTCCGCCCATTCGGTGTTGTAATCGTCTCCATCAACTTTAATTAAAGCCTGATCTGCAGCACCACCCATAGGCACACCGACGCCAGGCACGCCGACTTGTGGGAATATTACATCTATCGGGTCAGGCTCTACCAGATCAACAACTATTGTATCGCTCATGCGGTTTGCCCTTGCACAATCGAATCAGTGATCTCTGCTACATCTGTGACGGTTGGAAGCCAAACGCCAGTATCGCCAGTTTTGAAACCAAAAAAATATTTACCTACATCATGGCTAGTGTCTGTCAGATTAAAAGAAAGCATTGCATGGTAGGGGTTACCGTCAGTGTTGATGATCGTCAAGTTTTTAGAAATTATCGCTTCAGTGTCAGGGTCACTTTTTGAACCTTTAACCATAAACAAAAGTGTGCCATTAAAAATGATAGGCGCGCCGTCACGTTTCAAAATTATAGGTATCGAAAAAACGGACTTGTAAGGGATAGTTAAACTTGCAGCACAGTTAGACACGGACACTCATTTCTACAGAATCTAAGGCAATGATACCATCTGTGAAAGTGTCATGCTAGCATCGCTTTGAAGAAAGTGTCCGTGTTGGTTTTTTCCACCTCGTGCAGGGCTGCTTTCTTTTTTCTTTACGGCTATCGACTTGCGCCAGAACTTCGTACGTTTTTGTCTTAGAGTGAAGTAGTTGGTGATCTGTAAATTTTTTTGAAGTGCAACTTAATTTTTGTGTGTACTTGTCAGGTGTCTTTGCTCGTACCCGAATCGCTCCGTCGCGATACTCATTTGCTGGGCTATATCCTTCATCATTTTGTGCGCGAAAGTCAAGTTTTCGGGAAGATTTTTAAAGTTCTTTTTGACCTGGGCTTTTAGTGTTTCTAGCTTTACATAACATGAATTTTACTTTACATAACATGCGAAAATGGGGTGTCCGAAATGTCAGGCTTGCAAGAAAGTTTAAGTTTTTGTTGTAGGTGTGAGGTATAATTTAGGTATGTCTAGAGTGTTTTGGGTTCAAGATAATGGCCGTTGGATGGTAGGTACTTCTATGGATTTTGTGCCTCCCTCTGATCGCGTTGTTGAGGTGCGCACTAAAGGGCAGCCAAAAAAGATGAGGCTTGCAACTGAGCCATCGTGTGAGTCTGTAGACCGTCAGGGTAATCGCATATTGCTTTGGGGTAAGAGTGATCTTGTTTCTACACATGGCAGGGGTGTGCGTAGGCGTGGTTTAAAAGGGCGCATGAGTTAGAGCCATTTCTTGTATTGTCCGAAACGCCACGTACTCCAAGGGTAGAAGTCACCCTTACCTGAACCACTAATTGCGTAGGCTGCCTTAGCTTGGTTATCTAGAGACGCTTCAACAAAAGCAGCGTCGCGCCACCATGTACTGCCAGGGTTCTTTAGTAGTCGTATCTGAAAGAATCCGTAACTGTAAGACCATTTTGAAGTCATAAGAGCAATATCGCCTTTGGCATCTGCACGGAAGTTAGATTCTGCTTTCGCTATTGCCACCATTACATGCACCTGGTCGTCAGGAAAGCCTACTTTCTTTAGAGAATCGCAGATGGCTTCTCGACCAACACAATAAACTGGAATGGCTGGCGTGGCTTGTGCAGGTTGTTCTAGTACCGCCTGTGCTTTCTGATAAGCCATAGTGTAAGAAAATCCCTTTTGAGTAAATTGCCCTACACCCATGACGACGACAAGCGCAAAACATGCAGCCAAAAAAAGATGTTTCATTTCGACCGCCTAACCAAAACAATATGGGTATCTCTAGCGCGGTAATACCACTTGCAGATGAATCTAAAAAGTTCCATAGAGCGCCCCCTTGAAAGATTCAAAAGATGCAGGGTCTACATAGAACAGTAGAGACATTGCAGCGAAAGTAAGCAGACACGCTGCCACCCAAAGGTTTCCAGTTGGCGGAATCCACGCGCAACCAGGGTGAACCTTACGGTAACGCCGTTTATAGGCTGCATGTTTCATAAATAACGGCAAAGACAAAACAAACGCTATGGCACTTAAAGTTAGAAGAATCATTTCGCAGCCTCAACTTTCACAGTAACCTCATCTTTGGTGGCTTTACATTCAAGCGAAGCAGTTTTAACTTTCGATAAGTCAGGCGCTGGCGCATCAACACCATCTAACGCCGCTACAAGCTGCACAGAAAACACTTTCGCTGCATCTTTAGTAGCTTGATTACTAGCAATACACTGTGCGTTAGCAGGCAGCTCAGGCTTCACAGGCTGGAAACTATGCCCTGCCCAAAACGCCGCCCCCAAAACAACAAACACGGCTAGGGTTTTTGCTGGAAAGTGCCAACTCCGATCTTTCGATAATGGCACGTCAATATCTAATGGCTTCAATTTCTTTGTCCCTTCAATAAGCGTGTCCTTCCCTGGACTAAACTCAATTCCTTATAGAACACCTATCGACGTAGAAGGGGCAGACTTTAATGGTAAATGAAAACATGCTTGCAATAGTTGGCAGAACATTGCGAAAGAAACGCTTTAACGCGAAAGAAACGCAAACGCTAATAATAAATGGCTATATAGTCGCAGGTGATCGCAGATCAGCGAAAGCCCCTGACGGTAAAAAAATCTATCCTAAATGGTAATCAAACAGGCGAGACTTTAGAACGCGCAAAAAACCCTGCAAGTGCAGACGCGAAAACAATCAACGCTGACTGTTGAATATCATCCATAGGCACAAACGCCGTAACAACACCAACCGCTGCAATAAACAAAGCAGCCAACGCCACAGGCTCACCATTCAATTTATCTGTTATCTTATTTACCATCATTCCCCCTAGTAAAGTTCCGTCTGTCTACCGATTCCCTAATTTTTTCTACATCATCTTTCACGGTTTCAATCATTCCACGTAACATATCCTGGCCCTTGTGTAATTCTCCAAACTGTTCAGTCGATTCTTTTTTATAGACAGTTAAAACCCCTTGCGTGTATTCAAGCGTGCCATTAAGAGCATCAACACGATCAGACAAAGTAGGCGTGCCCTCTTCAACATGATTGACAGCGTTATTCACTTGAATAACATTACTTTTAATCTCTGCAAGATTGTCTATAATCTCATTTTTAAATTCGCCTAAAACCTTATGTATAAGTTTTTTTCCTAATCCTATTAGCCCTGCCATAAAAAACAGAATAACAACAACTAACGCCCCCCCGATCACTTGACTCATATCAAAACCCAAACAACCGTTTGCGTGTTATAGGGCCAACAACACCATCTGCAGTAAGACGATTTCGTTTTTGCCATGCAACAACTGCAGCTTTAGTTTTAGGGCCAAAACTTCCATCGGCTTTAATCCCTAACTTAGCTTGCAGCGCTTTAACATTCGGGCCAGTAGAACCAACCTTTAGAACCTGAGTAAACCCTTTACCAACAGAGATGTTACCGCTAGCATTAATTACAGGCGCAGCAACGCCATGAGAATAATCGCCACCTGGAATAAGACCGCCATGAGTCCATCGACGACCACGCGCATTAAATACGTTAGTGCCATACGCTCTGCCCCTAGCTTCAATGGTGCGCCCGTCACCCAAAGAAATAGCTATATGGTTACCACGCCCACCGCCAGCGCCAGCGCCCTTAGCAATAAATAGAAGCGCCCCCCTAGTTCTTATAGCCTGTTCAACAGTAATAATCTTTCGGTTACGTTTACAATGCTGATATTGCGCCCAAGTACCATCTGGCATAAAAAGACCTGCACGCCCTGCAGCCCATTCAACAAGTTCACTACAGTCAAAAGCCCTCGGGTTAGGATTAGCTTTAGATGCCTCTGCCCCCAAAACGTACGGGTCACCCTTTTGTGACAGTGCAATTAAAACAAAATTGTCTACTCTTTGGCCCATTTTATTCCCCTTTGATTAAGATGCCTGCCACCATTGTGAACTTTTACCGCGCATTACATTGTCGATGGCGCGTTCTACATAATGCTTAGTTTCAGGGTTAAGATCATTCTCGTAGTTACGACGCACCGCATAAGGCACAGTAGAATAAATTTCACGTTTAAGCCCACTACCTCTGCGGTTTATAGATTGGACAAGCCTTCCAGGTGTTGTAGGGTAGCCCCTCGGGTATTGTGACGGCTTCGCAAAAGGCGCTAATTTTTTCATCTCTACAACAGTTTGCATGGTCATATTCATCATTGTGGTATGAGTCGATTGCTGGAAGTCATCCAGAAATGCTTTACTTAGGGAGACTGTGCAAGGCATCTTCTACTACTTCATCTAGCGGATTGGTAACTTTTGTCCGTTTCTTTTTTTCGCCAATCCATTTAACGCCGTCGTCAGACAAAGCACCATCTTCACGAATCAGCACAGGCAGCCCTATCCCTACCTGTGCTGATCTCTCAGTACGATCATCTGAACGGTTCACGCTCTCCATAGTCACAGTATAACCCTCTGCAATAGCAGCTTGTTTTAACGCAAGCGCACCATCGCAACGGGTACAAGTGGCTAAGACAGTGACGCGCATTATTTACCTTTGTTGTTTTCTTTGACTGTTTCAACAACCGATGCAGCAATGGCATCTGTAATAACTTTGTCGGCTGCGGAAATCGCATCTTCAAGAATTGCTAGCCCTTCTACATCGCCAAAAGTTTTAGCTAATGGCGCTAGAAGTTTCTCTAGTTCAGCTTCAACATCTTCATCTTTAGTTTTATTCAATGCAAGAATAGAAGTCTTTACACGGTTAACCATGAATATTTTACGGGCTGATTTTAGGCTGTCTTTTGTTGGCATGTTTGTTTCCTTTCGTGAATACGTTTTTACTATATCACGCGAAACGGACTAGCGCACCGATTGTTTGAGCTAACGCCAAAGCGTCAGCCTCTTCACGCACATTCATAACGCCCACAATAGGGCCACTAGCTTGAGGGGTCTGCCCCTCATTGATAGCAGCAACATTATCTAGCCCGAGATTACGGACAGCCTGCGCTTTCAAAACAAACTCACCATTAGAAAGCATCGCAGGAATAGAATCAGACGTGCCAGAACCAGGGCCAGAAACACGCCCACCGCCAGCCAAACCAACATAACCACCATTAGCTAACTCGGGTATCTCAGGAATCTGCAGCTTATCGCCAACGCCAGGAATTTTACCCGAGAGCTTATTGAATCCCTTAATGACCTTGTTGATCTTCTCAATAATCCAATTGATTCCCTTTTTCATTACACCCTTAGCGCTATCAATCGCACTAGTGAACGCACCCTTAATGCCCTCTTTGATAGCACCGAACGCACTAACAATTTTTTCTGGCAGACCCTTCACCCAATCAACAATGCCATTCCAAACTTTCTTTACAACCTCGGGAATCTTCTCAAAGACACCCTTCAAACCAGGAATCAGCTCGCCTATCGCTTTAACTATCTCTACAATAATCAACGGAATAGCTTTAACTAATTCCAATCCCAAAGTGACCATTGCCTGCAATATCATCTCTAGGTTTTTAGGGTCAGTCAAGAACTTGACAAGGCTCTTAATGATCTCAGGTATAGCTTTAACAAGCGCAATGATAATTTCAGGTAACGCTTTTACTATCTCTAGAAACAAAGTGATTGCGCCCTGCAATATTGTCTCTAACGCTTTAGGGTCTTTGATAAATTTAACTATTGAATCGACAAGGCCAATGATTGCTTTAGCTAAAGATTTAATAAGTTTCGTCAAAACTTTCGGGTCAAGCAACGCCTCAGCCAAAGCAGAAAACAACTCAAGAAACCCGTCAATGATTTCAGGCAGCGCATCTAGGATGCTTAAGAATATCTTTACAATGCCAGCAACAAGATCAGGTGCGACCTTAGTTAACGTATCGATCAGCCCAGGTATCGCGTCAACAAGCCCTTCGATAACTCGTACAACTCCATCTATCAGCGCTGGCAATAGCGTTGCAAGCAATGGCGGTATCTCTGTAATAAGAACCTGGATTAGCCCAGTGACACCACCCAAAACGTCAGGCAGAATCTTAGAAATATTCGTAGCAAAATTACCTGCAGATTCGATAAGACCATTAACAGCCTCTTCAATAGCCATATCACTACCACTACCGAATGATGCAAGCACGTTTGTCCACGCTGCCTGAGTAGACGCAAAAGAACCTGAGATAGTGGAAGCTGCCTCTTTCGCTGTAGTACCAGCGATGCCCATGTTTTCTTGTGTTTTATGGATGGCCTCAATGATCTTATCCATCGAGACTTCGCTGACACTTGCAGCGTCAACCATAGTGCTGCCCAAAACACCCGAATCGTTGATGAGGCGCGCCATCTCAGCCTGACTACCGCCATAGCCGAGCTTGAGGTTATCCAACATTCCGAATTGGCCCTTAGCAAAACCCTGATAGGATTTCTGGATTGACTCCATGTCAGTACCGTAAGTGTTGGCATTGTCTGACATGTCACTGATAGCGACATTGGCTAGGTCTGCAGCTTTAGTAGTGTCACCTTTTAGGCCACCAATAAGAGATGCAGAAAATCCAGTGACTGATTCCATGTAAGCATTAGCAGAAAGCCCTGCAGTTTTATAGGCATCTTTAGCGTTAGCCATGACTGCATCGCTAGCAGTACCAAACAACTTATCGACACCGCCAGAAAGCTGCTCAAAATCTGCATAGGCTTTAATGGCATCGGTGGCTAACTTCCCTACAACCGCTGCAGCTGCTACACCTGCAGCGGCGACCGCTGCAGCACCAACCTTGAAACCCTTACCAATTTTATCGCCAGCGGTCGTACCAGAATCGCCAGTCTTTTGTATCTGCTCGTCAGTCTTTTTGGACTCGTCACCAACGCCCTTAATGTTTTCTTTTTGTGTTTTAGATTCTTTACCTAAACCATCATCTTTACCTTGAAAGGAAACAAGAACATCATTCGTACTAGCCATTAGATTCCTTCAACGATCTCAAACTTATTTAGCCCAGCGGTAAGATTCCCAAAAGATTCTTTACGCGCAGAAATGGTTTTTTTGTGGCCCTCCGCTGCAGCACCATAAATTGCAGCATACAAACTTGTGTTCTCTAACTCACGCAAAAAAAGACAAGCATTAGTTAACGCAACAAAATCGTCATCATCTAGCTCGTCTATCCCAGTTGTTGCACGCAAGTATTCTTTGAACGCATCCCACCCAAGTTCACGAATGATTCTCGCATGAGATAAATCTGTACCATAAATTTCTGACTTCGCAGGTGTCTCAACAGATTTTGCTGCAACATAGAAATCATATATATCCTTGTCAGACCAACCAGGAAACGATTTTCTTACCTCATCATCAATAAGGTCATCAAACATTATTCCCCGTTTCTAAGCAATCGGGCCAGCCAGCCATGAAACCAGCCCGATCACCATCCCATTATTTAACTTGCCTCGGGGTCAAACGCAATGACGTCAGTCGATGGGTCATATACTCCGTCGTATATCTGGTAAGGAATCATCTTTGTAGCAAAGTCACCTGCAAGGCCATATTCTGAACCTAAAGAAACCGTAGGGTAGACCATGATCTCTGCAGTGAAAGTATCGTCACGTGCAAGCGCAAGTTCAAACGACAATGCAATCTGTGCATGACGTAAGATAACATTTGCTTTAGTGTCGCAAACTTTCTCGTAAGCAATAGTGACATCGCTCAAAATACATTCACCTAACGGTGGTTGCCATGAGCCTGTAGTGGCATCGAAACCTTGAGGCCATATCGCTGCAAGATCGTCTTTGCTTTTTGGTATCAATGAAAGAGTCGCTGCCCCTACATTCACACCATTAGGTGCAGTTACGTCACCCGCCATAGATGATTCTGTTACTTCATTAACTTCTAATGGAATAGACATCCCATCCGAGCCAACTTTTTCTGGATTCATAACAACAAAATCGCCAGTGTTACCAGTGGCAGTATCTCGTATTGTTACTTTTCTCATTCCTGTAAATTCGCTAGCACCCATGATAGGTACTCCCTTCTAGTTTTTGTAAATTACTTTCGCGACAATAGACTTGACTATTGCGCCATTTGGTAGAGTCACACCGCGTTCTTTTGAACTAGCGCCCTCTAGACGGACATCTTTATAAATTAGATCGGTATCTGTAACCGTTAAGCTGCAGAGTTCTTGAGCATCGTCGTCAGAATAAATAATGGCGGTTTGTATCGCGTCAAGGATACGATCTGTCTCGTACTTCTCAGCAATAGCAACACCATCTTCATCTAGCGCACCTTCACCTATCGCAACATAGAACGTCAAAAATTGTTGACGATCACTTGTGCGCGACATTGGTGCAGGTTCAGTAGTAACAAAGACGCCATACTGTGACATCTGCCCAGTCTCAAAATCAATAGGTAAATCCTCATAGAAACAATTCTGCCCTACAACCAACCCATCAACTTTAGATGCGACATATTCCAGTACAGCTAAACCAATCATAACTCAGTACAACCTAACTCGACATGAGCAACCACGCCCGTGCGTTGATTCATAGCAACAGCGAAACTATCGATACGCATAACACGCCCGTTAAATTTCAAAGTGCCACCCTCACACGTTTTGCTAGATAAAACACTGCCAGCCTGAGCGTAAACAAGAACGTCTGAGTTCTGAGATTGCATCTCAGATTGCATAGAGTTCGAAAATGCCTCAGTAACAATGATTGTTACATCATGTTCTGCGCCAGCGACATTACCTAACGGGTTCTTACGATTCTCTTCAACATAAACAGCGTCTACTTTCGCACCGAAATTACCACTAAATACATTCATCATATTCACCTAGATAGGTTTCACCATAAATGATTTCGGCTTCATTCCGTTGGAAAGTAATACCACTGTCACAAGCGTTAAACTTGTTGAGAAGATCGCCAGATTTTTGTGCCAACATAGACCAGGTGTTTGCGTAGTCTCTGAGCTGATACGAATAGTTCCGCATGTTTTCAGATTGCAAACCCTGATCTTGTTTGACCATAACCGAAATGTTAAGCGCATCGGCTAGCAGTTGTTCCCACAAAGAAACATTCTCTGTAGGTGCTACTGTTAAGCACAAAGAATCCAACAGACGTAGTTCCATAATGTCTCGGATAGTCTCAAAATCGCCTTTGCTTAGGCAGTCTAAAGCAGACGACCCTGATAGCAATTGAAATTGAGACTTATCCACGATTATGAACCAGCGTAAGGTGTATATACTGCAGCTTGTTTGTAACCTGCAAGTGACCCTGCAATGAACTGTTCAGCTAACAGAACATCGACATTCTTTGAAGTGTCAAAGAATGGGTACATGCTCGGGTTATTCTCACCATAAAGTTGATAAGCACCGTCAGCTACAGCAATGAGTTGATTGCTTGCAGCCAATTCAGGTACTTCAATAATACGGTTGATGCGCAATAGTGCCTCTAGGTTTGAACCTGCAGGGAATAGATACTGCCCTTGTTCGTTTGTTGTAAGCAACAGTTGCGTAATCCAAGATGCGCCACCTGCAGCCCAAGGTACAAACAAAGTGATTCCACTTGAAGTACGTCCAGCGCTTGTTACGTTACCGCCTGCAGTAACAACGATTGAACCAATCGTGCGTACAACTGCAGAGTAAGCATCTTCGCCACTAGTACCAGTAACGTCAGACGCTACCGAATCACCAAACGTGTTAGATGCAGCCTGCGAGTCAGTAAGAATACCAAACAAACCTCGAGTACCTGCACCTTCTGTAGAGCCAACAGAACCTTCTTGAGTGCCACCCAAAAGAGCAGCAACAAGAATTTGGTTGTTGATACGTGCAGAAAGTTCTTGCGCACGAAACTTGAGAAGTTCACCTGATTCATCATCAAACAGGTCTTGCTGATCAATGTCGAGTTTCTTGTATAACGCAAGCGCTTTCAAGTCACGTCTTTTTGTTGTAAGTGTCTGAGATGTTTTCGCTGTTGAAGGGTCAGTTTTAGCATGACCTTGAGCAGTGTCAGTAGTTCCAAACGAATATACAGCGCCAGCTTTAGAGTTCATGAATCTTGCGAATGCAAGGCTTTCATTATCCAACCATGCTTTGAAGAAAGTCGCAGCAATCTTCTCTGGCACAATAGCATCACCTGTAATTTTGTTTTGTGCTTTATATACGTTCATTAAAGCGCGTACACCTGCAGCGCCAGAATGGTCACGTGCAGCTTCTGCAATAGCATTAGAAAACGCTTTAAGTGCGCCATCGCCACTCATGTCATTCTTTACAGTAATGATTGGTTGACGTGGTGTCGTGTTAGCAACAGTTGCTTTTGGTGTAGTGCTTACCTTGTTTGTAGTCACTGTTTCCTCTTCCTTTTCTACGATTTCTCCAGCTGGTTCAGCCGAGTCATGTTCTGGTGTTTCATCAACGTCATTTTCGACGTCGTTTATTGGTGCATCAAGTTCAGACATAACTTCTGCTTTAACTTGGTCAATGATAGATTGCATCTCTTCGGGTGTAATCTCGTTTTCTTTTTTAATAGTCTTTTTTTCTACTGGTTTAGTAGCCACTTCATTTTCTCCTTTAGTTTCGAACCTGATCGCATTAGTCACCAGGATTCTTCCATCTGATTGGTTCAATACTTGTGTTGCAGGGTCATTGCCTACTGTCACAGGTGACAGAGTGCTAATCCAAAAATCGCCATACTTACCGTTATCGTCGATGTCGCTAACATAACCCTCTGTAGAGAATTGCATTACTCCATCATCTGCTAACGGCTTAAGCTCATTCGCAATAGTGTTTTGAGTCCAAAGAATCAAAGCGCATAGCATCTCATTTTTTATGAAGAACCATGCAGCGCCAACTTGAGACTTAACTTCACCATCGTGGTCAGCAACTAACGGTATCGAATAATCGCCATTAGGCTGACGGTTCTTAGCGTCAATAACTGGAAGGTCTTTAACGTAAACCATGTCGCCATTGCGCATACGAACTTGCGCTAGTAAGGGGTCTTGAGATAAACCATCGGCCATGATTCGGCCAGATGCAGCAACAACAATATTAGAACGCGCCTGTTGGCTAGCGTTCAACTGTTGAACCATATTCAATTTTGTAACCATAACATTCTCGTTCTGGTTTGTAGCAGTTAACCCAGTTGGTTCAAACCTGCCATCTGTTCACTACTATACACAATATTGATGGCATTGTCACGCTTACAACTCGAACATTTTACGATAGTGTTTGTTGAACCATGGATCTCGGATAGAAACCTTGAACAGTTTTTACATTCTGCACGTAACTGTTGGCCTTTGATTCTTATGCGAGCTTTCATGTTACACCCGCACGCATGTCGCTGAAATGCCGTTTAACGCCCAAGCACTAATGTGTAATGGTACTGTTTCGGATGTGACCTTTTGGTTGACAAGCCAAATGTCGGCATACATTGTATTGCCGGAAACGGAAAAGAAATATCCGGCATATTTGATTGTGTTGTTGACCCCCAAAGGAAACCCATCAGCGGCAACATCGGCAATTGGGTCACCTGCACATTCGATGGTCACCAGATAATCGGTCGTGCCACTGCCAGGCAAAGTCAACGAGAAATCCCAGGATTGTGTGAACAGTTGTAGTTGGGAGAAATCAACACGGCGTTCTGCCTTCAACCCCCTCAACCTTCGTTCTATGTCGGCCATTCGTTTCACTAGGTCATCAGCCATTATTCCGCCCCACATGTGAAAGTCAACGGCGCATTCCAAGACAACAATGTTGCGGCAATTGTCCAGTTTTGCAGCACCCCCGTTGAATGAATGTGCCACTGATACAAACTTTTGCGCAATGCCGGATTGATAACATGGATGCCACCGCCAGCATCAGCGTCAGTGAACAACAAAGGAAAATCGTCATCTGCGAAAGTTGCAGTAATAACTAGTGGTGTCGAGAATGCCACAATAAAAGTTGCAGTGGTTAGTGTCGCAGCTTCCCATTGTTGCTGTCCACTGGCAAAACCTGCTTTGATTGCATCCAATTCTTTTTTGGCTGTTGCCATTCGTGTCATGATATCAGGCAAGAGAGAACGCCCCCAAACTGATTAGTGTATTGGTTGATGGGATAATGAT